AGTATCCGTCACCGCCACAGACAGCGCAGTAGGCGTGCCCGAAGTGTTCCACGTCTGCGTGATCGACAGCGCGCTAGTCGCAGCCGATCCGGTCAGCGTTTCCGGTGTCAGCGCCAAAGCGCGTGGTGCAGAATAGGTATCACCCGTCCCCGGCGCGCGAAGCTGCGGGGTTACGGTATCGAGTGCGACAATCTCTAGGGCGCTCACAGCGAATACTCCTCAATATGTTTCCAGATTTTTCTTTGACGGATCAGGCTGATCAACGAGGGGGAAACGCCAAAATGTTGCCCAACCTTGGCGCAAGTTCCGTTGCTGGCGCGGATGGCCCCAGCACATACCGCCATTTTTCGCGTCTTTGGTGCAATCGGCCATAGTTTACCTCACAGGACAGAATACGGAGTGCCATCAGCGGCGAGTACAGTTTGGGGGACAGCGTAGCTAACGCCAGTGGCATCCAGAACATTACGACTCGTCTCGTAGCTAGTACCGTTGGCGGACAAGACATCGAAAGCGGCAACGGTCGCGCCGAAACCAGTGATTAGGCTAGTTGCACCGCTCCACAAGCTGGAGACGCCCCTGAACAAACCAGACGCGCCGCCCCACAAACCAGAGGTACCACTGTAGAGGCCAGATGCCATTATGGATGCAGACCCACTTGGAGGGCTGTCAGCCGGACACTGCCAGTACCCGCAGTCTGTTTGACCCGCACTGCCACTGGATTATAGGCGTAGTTGCCTTGCCGGTTAACCGTCTGAGCCACGAGGTTAGTGTCTGGGTGGTCAAACCACACCGGGGTCACCCCAGCTTCCAGCGGGTTATCGAGTGTCTGCTCGACGGTGTATGTAGCCGTGCCCGTGACTACCGTCTGGAGGGCAACCCCGAACTGGCCGTAATAGTCCAGCACTGCCGGGTTGGAATACTCGGTACCCCCGCTGGCGTCAGACACGCTGACTCGAATTGGACGCATGTTATTTACCCTTCTTCGTAGAGGCGCGGGTCTTACCACGAACGGCACAGCCGTCTACCGAACCGCCCTTAGCGTAACCCTTGACCTTGCCGCCCTTGGCGCACGCCTTGGCCTTACCACCCTTGGCCATCATAGCCGGAGCGGCTCCACCTCGGCGGTTTGCCATGTTAGCGAGGGCATCTGGGGAAAGGCCGCGCCCACTAGGGTTAAACCGAGAAGCCATCGCGGTCTTGGCAGCCTGCATCGCCTGCATTGCTTCCGGGCGGATGCCGCTCCCACCGGGGCCGAACCGAGAGGCCATAGCGGCCCTAGCGGCTTGCATTGCCTGCATCGCTTCAGGGCGGATACCGCTCCTACCGGGGCCGAACCGAGAAGACATCGCGCCCCCGTCGGCAAATTTCTTGGTCTTCATCTCGCTTCCTCCTACCGCGTTAACTGTGTCTACCTATCTCGTCGAGCTTGTCTTCAAGGCGCTTAAAGGAACGATCAAAACGTTCGCCCAATTTATCGACTGTGCTGTTCATCTCCGCACGGGTAACATGGTCCCGAGCAACCTCTTCCCGGGTTTGGTTAAGCAGGAGACCCAAACGATCTAGCTCATCCATCTTACCCTTGAACATTAGACACATAACCGATACCACCGCCGTTAAAATAAAGTTCCAGACCATCATTTCCATACTAACAATTCCCGTGCTTACTTGGGTTGGCCTTGCTGTAGGACGCACGTCCCTTAGCATTAAGACCCCCCTTAACGCTTTTCCCTTCCTTACGGGTCCAAGCAGGTGCCTTGGCCATTATGCAGCATCCTTCTGCCGGGGGGCCACCATTGGATACAGGATGTCGTTGCCGAAGTTACCGGTGTATTCCTGTACGCCCATGTGTCCGAGGGTGATTGTGGGGTCGATCCAAACCTCAAAGCCGAGTTCACGCGCACGGTCACAGAACAAGAAGTCCTCGCCCATGTAGCCTTCTTCGGTGAGTTTGAAGTCGAACAGGCACGGGATCATGCGCTCCGTGCGCTTATCGTAGTACTTCCAGTCGGGGTTGGCAGCGACCATGGTTACGAAAACCTCACGCCGCACGAGCATAAAGGCAGTCGCTACGCGCTTACCTCGAACAAGGCCCATACCGTTCATGGTGAGCTCGCCGTTGTCGTCATAATCGAGGTCCGCGATATAGACCTTGTTCTCACTGCGGGTGCGCGGCACAGCGGCCACGATACCCTTCTTGGGGTCATCCCCCCACGCCATCAGGCGTATGATATCTTCAGGCTCGAAGTTAATATCACTGTCGATGAAGAGTAGGTAGTCGCACGAGGACTCCAACATGTCCTGAACCAGAAGGTTACGGGCCCGGGACACCACGGAACAACCGCAGATAGAGCCGATCTGTATGGTAATACCATACCCCGGGGCTGCCTGCGCGAAGCGGGCGAGCGAGATGGCCAACTTCAAGGAAACCTTGAAGTCATAGGCAGGCAGAGCAATGAAAATGCTCCGTCCGGCTAGGTTATAACCTTTCTCGACCTGCTGCATACGGCACCCCCGGCTTCCATATTGGACTATTACGAAGCGGTGGTTACAGCAATCCAAGTAGTACCGCCATCCGAAACGTACAACCGTGTCGAAGTGGACGAGCCGTCGCTGCGCAGGTAGATCGAGCCCTTGGCAGCGGCCACGGTCGGGGCACCCGATCCGATGTACATACCCATACCAACGGCGGTATTGGTCGCAATAAATGCAGAAGCACCACCAGCGACAAGAGCGACATTGCTGTCCGCAGTTACGTTGCCAGTGGCACTCAGGGTGGTAACCGAGGTGTTAGCGCCGATGGTGGCCGTGGTGGTCACAGTGCCAGTGGTGGCGTCAATCGAAACGGTCTGGAAGCCGTTTTCCGAGCGGACTGGGCCATTGAAGGTCGTATTAGACATGTAATTTCTCCGAGTAGTAGCTCAACCCCGCACCGTCCCTACTAGGTCTGCTAGGGCAGTCGGTACGAGTAATTCACCTAGGGGAGTAGGTGTAGCAGGATTGTGGACATAAAAAAAGGGGGAGAACCGAAGCTCTCCCCCTCCCCTGTTCCCTTAGGCAGCGCCTTCGGAACCATACATCCCAAGAGGATCAGACCATCCAAAGCTGTAACGTTCGCGCGCCTTGTAGCGAACATTGCCCGTGTCGAAGTCTCCATCCATCGAGTTCGCCATCGGCGTACGTACGAAGTGCTTCAGACCATTTGGCACGTCGGTGGTCAGGAACCACGCATCCGTGTCGGTCAAGAAGTGGTTGACAGCGTAACCTTCCGGGATCGAGCCATTCGACTTGAGCGCGTTGATGTCGTTGTCGGCAGTCGAGACGCGAAGTTCGGTCTCAAGCAGTCGAGTAGCGACAAACATCAGGCTTGGCGGAATCACCAACTTCTTCGGCTTAGCCGCAATCAGCAGGCCGCGTTCATCCGTCCACGCAGCAATCTGAATAACCGCGTTTTCCAACGAGGTTTCGTTCAGATCAGCAGCGACAGCCGGGATGTTCGAGTTGGTGCCACCAGAGACCAGCGGATGCGAAGCCGAGAACAGTGGTTGACCGTCGCCACCAGCATAGTCGGTGTCGAAGCCGTTGTTCAGGACCGCAGCAGCCTTAGTCTGCTTGGTGTAAGCCATGGCGCGAGCCAGAGCCTTGGTGTACCGCGACGACAACGAGTCGTAGAGGTTATCCTCGATGGCTTCTTCCGTGAGCGAGAACCCGAGGGCAATCGTTTCGTGGTTATATCGAGCCGTGAAGACTTCCTGCGCGTTGTCGTAAGCGATAGCCGAACCTTCGTTCTTCACCGGCGCAGCCGAGAAGCCCGAGAGCTTGGTTTCTTCTTCAAACGAACGCTCAGAAGTCTCCGTTTCGAAGATTTCCTTGTGCTCTTCGCCGTAGCGGGCGTACTCCAGACCGAACAAAGCGTTCAGACCGGGCAAAAGCTCCTTAAGAAGCTGTGCGCGTGAAATTGCCATTGTTCAAATCTCCTTATACGCCAGTGGGGTTGAGGTACTGGTGCATACCCTGATTCCACTTGATGACGACCTCGGTGTAAGAGCCGGGGTTACCTGCCAGAGCGGTTTCAGGGACAACATCAATAATACGGACCGGCCACGTTGAAGTGGTAGCCGTGGTATCGTCGATAGCCACCTTGGAGTTACCCGTGATGGTCGAGCCAGTGTTCTGCACCAGAACGGCGTTATTACCCACCGCAGTGCGGTTGATATAGCCGATGGTGGTAGTAGCCGAAACGACTGCTACCTTGAACAGAGCATCCGGATCGTCCTGCACGTATGCAACAACGTCGGTGACGTTCGTAGTACCGGGGTAGTACTGCCGGAAGGTCTTACCAAAGGTCGGATCGGTGTACGAACAACCAAGGAAGACGCCGACAGGAGTAGCCGATGAAGTACCAGCGTCCTTCTCCAGAACACCATCACTAGTCAGCTTCACAACGTCACCATAGAAGATGGCCGTCGAGGAGTTGGTAGCAATAGGAATCTGGCGAGTGGCACCAGCAAACACCTGCCCGCCGATCAAATTGATCGGCAACAGCCCGTAGGGGGCTGAAACAGAAGGATATGCCATGTTTCTAAGCTCCTAGTTTATTTACCTTTACCGAATGACGTCGAGGACTGCCTCTCCCGGAAGAGGGGCATACGAGCATCATTCTCACGCATGAAGTTGTTGTCTACGGAGTCGATCTGAGCACGGTTCTTGGAGGCAAAATACTGCCGCCGTTGTGCCATAAACTCAGTCGGGATTTTGCAGAGCAGCAACCCGCCGATTTCGATGTTGTCCTTAAAGCGACTGCTTGAATCGGTCAGGAAGCTGAGCTTCGGCTGCTCCTCAACCCGAACCGGCTCCCACCCCTCACGGAACTTAGCCGAGACGTTTTTGGCGTCCGACTGCTCCATCATAGAGACACGAATCCACCTGTAGGCGTATCCGGGCTGACGTTCAGGCTCGGGGAGCCCTGACGCTGGTGCCCACGACTCAGGACGGGTCATGCTCGTCCGGGTTTCTTGCTCACGTGCTGTACGAACTTCTGCCATTTTCAACGCTCCATCTTCATCATTTCCCGGGCGTATTGCTCGGGGGTAAGACCCAACCTCTTGGCGATTGCCAACTGAGACTGCTTCAGCACGATCTTCTTGGGGGATGTGCTACGAGAAGCTGGTGCGACGACATTAGCAGGCTTCGTGGTGCGAGCCTTCGCAGTGCCTTCGGTCGCTTTGTCTTCCCCGAAATACTCAGGGAAGCGACGGCGCATCGTTGTGTCAATAGCGCCCCAGTATTCGTCGGTGCCCACAAACTGTGGGCCACGTTCACGTTCGAGCTTCTGGTGAAGCCCGAGAGCAGATGCCGTCATCTCCGGGTCAAAACCCCACCAAGTATTGCGCTCTTGCCACGCCGTCGTCTTGGAGTCCAACTGAGGAATCGGTACCTGCTGTTGGGGGAGTTGTATCTCTTCTTCTGCACCTTGTCTAGTAGGTCTATAACCCGCAATTTGTTGCAGTCTATAAGTAGCCGCGTTGAGGTTCTCCTGCGCCTCAAGGACCTTATCAGTATCGCCCGCCTCATAGGCTTCCCGATACTTCCTGCGGGCCTCGGACATCTCGAACTCGGCGTTCTGCTTGAAGCTACCGACCAGTGTTTCTTCGCCTCGGGACAGGGTGTCCTTCAGTTTACGGTTCTCGTCCAGCAGGCGTTGTGCAGCCGATAGCGCTTCACCCTTTTCCCGGGCTTCCCGCTCCTTCTCGCGACGCTCGTCGTGCCACACCTTCTTCATCTGCTTAAGACGCAGTTTAACCTTCTCGGAGTATTCTTCGAGCTCGTCAGCTTCAAGCTCGTCTACGACTTCCTGAGGCATAGGCTCGCGCCCACGGTCGGCCTCAGGCGTATCATCTTCAACCTCGATATCGGAAACAGGGGTATCTTCAGCTTCGACTTCCCACTGGATGTCGTCATCATTCGGCTTAGTTGCCATTGGTACTCTCCTTTGTGCGGGTTACGCCCGTTAAGCGCGGGAAATGCCCCGAGGGTCTTCGACGACAGCTTCAACCGCATCGTCATTGATGACGCGGAACTGACGCCCGTGGATAACAATACGAGTGCCTGCGTGAGGGCGTACAAGGATGAAATCACCCTCCTTGCACCACGGGCCACTGGGGAACCGCTTCTCATCGGCATAGCAGTCCGGGCCGAGCTTCACGGCGTACAGGACCGTTGCGAGCAGCTCTTCATGGTGGATCGTCACATCTGCCTTGATGATACCCCCCTCGGTGACTTTCTCGATATCAGGGATAGCGCACAAAATACGATATCCAGACGGAACCGGAAGCTGCTTGGCGCGTTCTTCAAATGGCAATTCCGAGGCGGCACCCACTTTAGGGATGGGTTTACCAGTGAGGTCGATCAACTTAGTCATCATCCTGCTCCAGTTGCTGAGCGGTCTCGATAATGATGTCTTTAGCCGTCAGGAGACCACGATACCGACCACAAGCGAACTTATAGTCGCTAAAGTCCTTCACGTGTCCGGCAGCGAGGTCACCCTCGATAGCTGTACACGCCTCGTCGATCCTATGGGCTAAATGTAGTAGTACGTTACTCATATACTCTCCTTAGGTAGCTGGGTTGGGGAAACAGGGGGTTGTGGTTGTTCCCGGTTGAACGCCTCCCGGGCTGCGGCAATACCAACACGAAGGCCTTCAATTTCCTCCTTCGAGTCTATGCCTGCCTTGCTAGCAGCAAGTTTTGCGCCGACCTGTAGGCCAGCAATCTCTTCTTGGGACTCGATGCGCTTCTGTTCGAGTTCGAGTCGGTCGTTCTTCTCGGCAGCATCGACCTTTAGTTTGTTCTCCTTTACGGCGACTTCACGCTCCTTAAGGGCCAGTTCCTGCATCTGCATCTGCATGATGGGGTCCCGCGCCTGCTGTTGGGCCTGCTGCTGAGCATCCTCAGCTTGGTTCTTCTGTAGTAGCTGCTGCGCCGCAGCGGCCATGAGCCGCGAAATAGCCAGCTCGGTACCCTTGTCCATCTCAGCGTCGGGTGGGGGTAGCGGCACCCCGGCCTGTTCCTCGATCTGACGTCGGTACTCGAACGCCAAATGCTCCGCGATATGCGCCTGCATAGCTGCCGCCATAGCCTGCGCGTTGGGGTTCTGACCCATAAGCTGAGCGACCTTGGGGTCCTCCATAGCGCTAGTATGTACGACGATATGGGCTTCGTGGTCTTGGTAGATAAACGCCTTGACCGGCTTACCGTTAATGATGCTCATATTCTCGCTAACGGGGTCAGTTGGCTTCATGCTGTCATCATCCTGAAGCGGGACGAGCTTCTCAGCGTTCTTGATCCCCAAGACGTCCAACATCTGCCGGTGCAGGTACGGAAGGTCATAAAGCTGGGGTGCACCCTGCGCCAACTGGAGGACCGCCTGATACTGGACGATCTTCTGCGCCATAGTCGCCGCGTTGGGGTCGCTGACCGGGATGACCGTGACTTGGTCGTAGTCGTCCTTCTTGGCCTTGCGGTCACCTTCGGCAGGTTCGTAGTTGTACTCGTCCGGGGTGTAGTCCCGGATGATAGCCTTCAGGAGTTTGAATTCCTGCTTCATCGAGTAGTGGACGCGCGCCTGAATGGCCGACATGGTCTTGAGCGTGCGCTCGAGAATAGCCAACGTGGTGCCT